TAGAAGAGTCTCCATTAAGTCATACCTAGTAGCAAAACTCATCATAATATATCAATCATTGTAATCATGTCAGTATCAGGATTCATTCAACGAGTCTAATTTTATGGGTTTCTTAAACGAATTCTTCAATGATTTCTTCAACGGATTCATTCAGCGATTCTTTTATGGTATCAATGATCTCAATGATACCTAATAGGTGAGGAGAATGAGTCCTCGAATAGATAGGCATTTTCACAGATTCAAGTCGTAACTTCTCCCTCGTCGGTTAAGACAAGGGAGAAATCAATAACGGCTTTCACGAGTTCGTCATCGGAGTAATTCACGTAATGCATTGGCGGTTGCTCGGTACCAATGGTCAATATTGACTACGTGCTGTTTCTCGACCCGGTCAATGTCATTGACTAGATCAGCAGCGGCAAAATACAAAACTAATTATCTCGAAATTTTGTATTCCTGATTCGTGCCATGCCCGGCAGAATCCTTTTTTCAATTAAAATATTTTAATTCCCATACATCATATGGACTGATTCATTTGTACCATCTGGGTCTTAGTACAGTCCTAATGGACCTATTCCGGGATCGCCCTAGTGAGTGCAGAGGGGTTACTACCCGGTCGAGTTCAAAAAGATTTGAACTCATTTGTTTGCGTTCCTGATAGCTAAGCTATCCCTTCCGCCCGTAGACACATCACTACGATATCAAGTTTTCTTTTATTTTATGAATCTAGATAATGAAATGCAATTTATAATCTTGCATTTTCCTTGTAACCAGCATCAATGAGTGCCTTCTGGCATTGAATGATTGCCTGACGTAATGGTCTCTTACCCACATACTCATTCAGTATTACTGAAATTGGTGCCAATGTCACAACATTTACATTCGCAACTCTTATATGTATCTTATTATATTTTAATAACGACAGCATGGGTAAGTTATCTGAATAGCTAGCATAAAATACTCCTCCTACTGAATCAGGAGCTCCTTTGAATGATACAAGCGGGTTGTTGAAACAACTATAATTATCTCCAACCGTTACTGGTCCTCCAACTAAATCAGTAAGTTTATTGCCGTAACAAAAGAAGCCTGTTCCTACTTTCGAGGGTGAACCCACCAGTGATGTTAGACCGCGGTCCGAACACGAGAATTCGGTGGTAACTTCGTCAAATTGAAATGGTATGCGATCGTTGTATTTTATCATATCCGCGTCACCATTGACATAAATGACATCATTTTTATTAATATGAATATCACCATCAATGTTAAAATAAGTTCGGATCTCTTTCTCGGTAAGCATAAAATTTACTCCTTAAAGTATAGCATTGGATGAAAAGCCAGCATCAATCAATTCCTTCTGACATTGAATGATTGCTTGTCTTACTGGTGTTTTTCCTGCAAATGAAGCAATAATGCTATTGCATGTTTTTGCATCTGTTGCATACAGCGCGCTTCTAAGTTCTACTTTATTATATTTCACTAACCGTAGTAATGGTACGTTTACTGACCACGATAGATAAAATCTACCTTTTAGAATTTCAGGTGAACCCTCTAATGAAGTAAGCGGGTTTCTGAAAACGCTGTATATTCCTTCTACAATTTTTGGCCCACCTTTCAGGTCAGTAAGATCATTGCCGTAAGCATAGAAAGCACCACCTACTTTAGTTGGACTTCCTCGCAACGTAGTTAACTCTTTTTCATGAAATCCAACTTCACCTGTCACTTCACCAAATTGGAATGGTAATTCACCACAACTTTTGATCAAACCAACATCACCTGTGACATTTACTATATCCCCATCTATCTCTATCTGATCATCAGTGAAGTATAGATATTCTCTTAATAAATCTTCGGTTATCATACTCGTGCGTTCCCCTCAAACCCTTTGTCAATCAATTCTCTTTGACATTGAATAATTGCTGGACGCAATGGTTTTTTACCGCAATACTTCTCAATAATATCACGATGATCTTGCCTTCTACCTTGAAAAACTTCTTTACTCTGTCTTCTGCAGAATAAGACATTGAATACCCTGCCATATCAAGCTCCTAGATTATTTGTAATGCCTAACAAAGATTCAGTAATAGATGACACTATTTGAACATCCGATACTCTTGCACAAGATATTAAAATCTCATTTGGGTTAGCGGGAATTTCAAACAAATCACCAAATACCGCAGTTGGCGATGTTGGTATCATAACTATACTACCTATGATTGTGGCTAACTGAACATGTATATATGATGCCATTTCTGTGTAATAGAATGTTTGGCCGAAATCCCAGTTAGCTAATGCAAAATATGAGTTTATTACATTTATAACCGCACTTGCAATTTCATTGTTTGTCAATGTTGTTCCAAATGCAGGAACAACTGCAAATGAAACTTGATACGCAGCATCTGCTTGTGATCCAAACAATAACTTGTATGATACGGGATGCCAAATAATTTGATCACTCATCATCTTGTATTGCTCTAGACTTGAAAATTGTGATCGTAACTGATCACTTGTTGGTGGTGTAGGCAATGTAGATGCAGTTCCATTGGTTGATATCCAATTTCTAATATTAGTATCATAACTGGTTGTTAGAACATAAATGTCAATGATGTTGCTGACCGCAGGATCAATTCTCTGGCCTGATGATGCATAATGCTTCCAAATAAATTTCAAATTATTTCTACCAGTTTCTATCTTAAACTGACTCGTTACATCAACCAAATATCCGACGTTTGTCACATTGTTTACTGCATACTGATAAACTTTGTTTGTAGAAACAACGTATGCAGTTTCACCAACAACCCATGTATTATCCGTTGGAGGTAATGGAACAGGAGGAGTTGCATAAATTCTATTGTCAGGAACTTCTACAGGAGAATAATATTGATAACCATCACTCGTAGTATATTGCTGCCAGAAAACCAATTTGTCGTTAGGATTAACAGTTGGTGAAACTATTGTGTTGAATGCGTCTGGATCAGATGGAGTATTCAGACCGTTGTTGGTGTTGAATGTGACTCTAACCGATGTAGGATCTGAATAACCATCAGGATAAATCTCCTGTCCTTGAATTATCCAAATATAATCAGTTCCTATTGCCGCATTGCTATCTGGCATTGAATTGATTCCCAGAACATTGATGGTATCTTTAACCGTCGCACCAGTGTTTATGTCAACTACTTTATCGGAATTACTGTTGTAGAAACTTACCTCAGATGCACTTTCCATAACATATCGTTGTGATCTTGTTATTATCGTCCATGAAGCATTTGCATAAACTAATTTGACTAACCAACTTGCGTCTAGATTGTTATTAGAAGTGTTTCCTGCATATTGTAAACTGAAAGTTGAACTATTGCTTAGGTTTCCGTTTGTGATAACGATCCATTGTTGTAGAGAATTATCAAATCTGAGTCCAAATGTCTGGTTAGTGTTGAGATACTGAGTTATGCTAGAAATTTCTGAATTAGTAAAGGTTGTTCTGTATGCTGGATAAACCTTGATAGCAGATGCATTGTTCGCTACCGCTGCATCCAGTGTTATTGCACCTAAACCATTTGCTAGTATTCCGGTGCTATTGACACCTAACCCATTATTGACCACACTCAGGACCGTACTCCATAATGTCTGACCATTTGATGAGAACTGGATAACACTTCCTGTTGACACATATTGTAGACCAGTGCCTGCGGTTGCAGTATTACCAACCGCTTGTATAGAATTGTAGTTGTTATAGAACGCACCGCTTGTGCTACCAGAACCTACATTAACAACATGCCAATAAATGTTGTTAATTGGTTGCGCTGAATAGTTTGCATAGTAGAAATTCTGCAGTTCAACGTAAGATTGGTTCTGATTCAATGAGCCATTTACCATTGGTTGAATGTAATTTGCAACAATTGCCCCTGTGTTGATAACTGATGAAAGATTTACTATTTGCTGATTGGTTGTTGTCTCTTCATATAATATGCCGTCGTCAGCGATTATCAATGTGTCCTGATATGTGCCGGTAGGATCATTAATATCAATATACATGCTCTGCCCGGAGTATGTTCTATTGATAGCATTGATTTTTAATGCGGCTGAATTCTGCAATGGGAATAGATTATAATCTTCACCATTAACCATACGATCCTGTGTATAGTAAACCTGACCGGCAGCTAATTTAATCTGAGTATTCGTTTGTGATGCCTGTGCATTATCTACGGTGTATTGTAAATTCGCAGTGATTGAGAGTGAATATGTATTCCCAAAATTATCATAATAACCAAAACTAAATTGTGAGTTAGAAATATCATTTGGTCTAATTTGGAATGTTTGATTGTTGCTAACTCGATACCAAACTCTAATTAATCCTACTGGAACATTTCCGAAACTACCATCAGCAAATCTTATACTGATTTGATCATATCCATCTGCATCACGTGTTATAACGGAATATATGTTTCTAACACCTTGGCTTACACTATTATAAATGACGTTGAAACCATTAACACTTGGCACTTGGGTCCAGTTAGTGATGACTGCGCCTGTGTTATCAACCGTTAATACGAACACATCTGAATTGTTTATGTTGTTGACACTAACATCAATGACTCTGTTTGGAATAGATAAATCTAATTGGTAATCAGTGTAACTAAGAGTTCCCTGCTTAAACATCAGGAAGTAACCTGTGTTTGCACTACCAAATCCATTACCATCATTTTGATAGATCAAATTCCATGAATTGACTGGGTTAGGTGTTGTTTCATAGAAATAACCTGAACTGGTTAGAATGCTAGTTGTTGGATCATTCTGCCCTATAAAATTAGGATTTACTAATTCAAAATTAGTAGAAACTCCGTTAACTGATGCTGTAAATGGAACAACACTCGTTGGTATTGCGGTGTTGTTTAATTCATATAATTGAGTTGCAATTCCATTTACTGTTCCGCTTTTAATAGGACTGCCAATTGGATTATTGCTATTCAAACTTGCGTTCAAAACTAATGTGAATTGTTCCTGCCAGTCTTGATTATTCAGATCATTCCAAATGATTGTTTGTCCATTTAAGTTATTACCTGCACTGTCATAAATGTCTTGATTAGCATTAATGGCTGTGATCTTTAATAGACCCGTTGCCGGTAAGCAGCGTTGTGGTTGATAACTTAGAAGTCTAGCTAATCTGAAAATACTTTCTCTTCTCTGAGCAGTGTCAATGAAATTTTCTCTAGTATTAAGATCCATTCTCATGGCAATACTGGTGCCAAGGTAACTTAATAATTCTATGATGGCTACGAGTTCACTGTTCTCTGTCCAGTCATTGAAATCTTCTGGATAATTGATTCTTATGTAATTGATTAGTGCGGCTCTGATACTGTTGAAGTCGTATGCATTGAAGTTGACTTCCGTGAATGCGGTATAGAGTGTTTGCCAATTCTCTGCACTTGGGAATAATTGACTTTGTCGTTGTTGCTGGGTTACCGCCATTCAGAAAGATCCTCTAGAAGTTATCTAGTTATTTATCCTGCTAGAGTTTGGCGTTCCCCTTGAATCCAGAATCAATGAGTTCTTTCTGACACTTGATGATTGCCTGACGTAATGGTTTCTGTCCGCAATATTTTTGAATGATTTCGTTTGCCTGCTCGTCATAGTCAGAGTAGATACCTATATCTACCTTTTCATATTTTAATAATAGCAATATTGGTAATTTTTTGTTGATATCACAATAAAAGATTCCGCCGACTGAATCAGGAAGACCTTTAAACGATTTTAAATAATTTACGTTACAACTAAAATCACCACCAACAAATGTTGGTCCTCCGATTAAGTCAGAAAGTTTATTTTGCGAACAGTCGAAATCACCACCTACATGATCCGGACAACCATTTAACGTGACTAATGAACTGTTTCTACACTCAAACTCGTCTGTTATTTTGCCAAACTGAAATGGTATTTTTCTGATAGACTTTATCATTCGTGCGCTATCTGCATTTATGATTCCATTAATAATAGATAGTCCGTCTATGTAAAAATATTTTTCTACTTGTTGTTTAGTAATTTCATTCATAGTTTGGCGTTCCCTTTGTATCCAGAATCAATTAATTCCTTCTGACATAGTATTATCTTTTGTCTGACTGGCAAGCTATCGTCATACAAATACTTCACTATAATTTTATCTACTTCGGGTTTGCCTGTGGCAGCAAATAAAGGTTGTATCGTTAATATTCTAAGAATTGCTAGAGCTGGATTCCATGTGCAATAAAAATTACCCAATACAGTTTTTGGTATACCCTTCAACGAAGTCATATGTCTGTTTCCACCACAACTATATGTGGCCCCATTGCATACTTCTGGACCTCCGGTTAGGTCTTCAATGTAATTGAATTCACTTGTAAAATGACCACCAACAATTCTGGGGCACCCTTCTAAAGTAGTTAACCCAAGTTCATCACATGAAAAACCTCCGGTTACTGTTCCAAATTTAAACGGTATCTTTTGATCCGGACAACGATTAAGTCTAATCTTGCCATCGTAGTTAATCAACCCATCCGGTGAAATCGTGACTTTTGAGTTGACTATGTTATCCGCATATTTTTTTAATTCGGTGATTACATCTGAAAGTTCCATTCTCATATTTATAAATAGTTACATGGCAGTTGTTCAACCTAATAGAGTTTTCGTAGGATATAGTACCCTCAACACAAATTCAAAAATATCTCAATTTGCTGATATTGAATTGGTGAATAGGGATTTAATCGTTGCATTTTATACTTTACCTGGTGAAAGGCTCATGCTCTCTTCATATGGTTGTGAAATATGGAATATGTTATTTGAACCATTCACTTCTGGTTTAGAGGAACAAATCATTGCTGAATGTGAACGTATAGTCGGCACAGATTCTAGATTACAATTACTAAGCACGAATGTTACAACTTTTGAATTAGGTATACAAGTTCAGATGAATCTATTATATATACCGTATAATGTTGTAAACTCGTTTAGTTTATCATTTGATCAGGCAACCGCACAGGCATTAATGTAATGGATCTACAAATCATAAGAGAATATTTTGGAATCAGAGGTAAACTTGATATTCATGACGACGTGGTTGACGTTAAAGGTGATGTCACTATTAGAAAGAATACTGATAAATTACCTTGTCAATTTGGCAAAGTTACAGGGGATTTTGATTGCCATACATCTGGGCTCAAATCATTGGTGGGTAGTCCGAAATTTGTGGGTGGTAATTTCGAATGTTGGGGGAATCCACTGACTTCGTTTGAAGGTATGCCCGATACAGTAGAAGGTTGGTTCCAATGTGATTGTCTTAAAAACGTGCCCATGCTTTTGTTGCTAAAGTTTAATACATGTGTTATCATGAATAATGACACTGTTGGTGAAATAATAAAGAAATATTCCGGACAAAAACCACTGCGGCAGGCAATCATTCAATGTCAAAGGGAACTCATT